GAGCAGCTGCGGAAGGACCGGCCTGCGGCGTCGGGGCACCGAGACCGTATGCCAGCGCCTCAATCTGGGCTGACCGACGAGTGACCGCCTCATCGTGGACCACATCGACACGCACACGGCTGTCGGTCGGGCTCTGGCGCTCATTCGAGACCATGTGATCAAGAAGCAAGCAGCGAAACTGCTCGACCGGTGTGCCTGCGCGAACATGCTCGCGACCAAGATCCGGAAAACCGGAACGGGTAGCCAGATCCTCAATAACACTGGATCGTTCACGCTCGGCGCGCACGCCTTCATCGACAGCAGCTCGGACCGAAGGATCCACCGTCGGTGCGTTGCGTTGTTCGTTTTCCATCCGGGTTATATCTGCACGGACCTGGTCGGCCTCAGCCAGAATACTCGCGTGTTCCTGTTCGATTGCCCGAACCGCATCTTCATCGAGATCATCGGTAATACGGGCGCGAGCAGCTTCCGCACGGTCTGTGATTTCTTTCAGCTTCGAACGCAGACCCAGCAAGGCAACGTTGGCACCGATC